TTTCATAATAAGCTACCTTTATAACATTATTTTCTTCTTCTATATATCTGATGTTCTCTCTATTTATATCAAGAAAGAGTTCTATTGTTTTGATGTTTCTATCAATATCATTTATATAATCACGAATATCAACTTTCATTCCAAGAAAATCTGGTTTGGTTATTTCTTTGATTTTTAATTTCTTCCAAGAAAATCTAGTTTGTTTCTTTCCTAAAATCTTTTTTGTAAACCACTTCATTCTCCCCTCCCACATAAAGGACAAATGTCAGGCATGATTGCCTCAAATTCTTCTTGCCATTCTTCTAAATTTTCTTTTAAGATATTCAGCTTTTTATCTATCATAATTTCTATGTTAGTTATTATTACATTCAATCTCCCTACTCTATTCTCATTCGTTTTTATCAATTCCTGATGTTTAATTAATTTGTTTAATTCGTCTTCGTATTGAGTTAGTTTAGATACTTCTTCAATATCTTCCTCCAACCCTATGATTTTATTTATAGTAATCTGTAATTCAAAGTTTCTATTCTTTTGACATTCTAACGTATTAGCAAATGTTTCTAGCTTGACCAGACAACCCTCCGCCTCGTCTATCCAGACATACTCCTTTATCTTCTCCTTTACTTCTTCTAAGTCTTTACAGGTATAGGCACAATCCTGCCTTTCTTTATTTAAGACCCTCCCTATGTTAAAAAGGGATTTGTCTATGACATCAAGGTGTACTATCTTGTTCAGGTATCGAGCAACTTCTCCCCCTGACATAGCAAGGAGGAAAGGAGATTCCAACTGCCCTTGCATGTTTAAGGGGGAGAAGTTTATTAGTTTTTTGATTTTGTCTGGTACGTCCTGACCGAAGGAGGCAAATCTAGTCGCTGTTTTATTTATATGGGAATCATAATAATTCCCTTTTCCTTTTTTTCTTGCAACATCCTCTTTGCCTATCTGTATTTTAACTTCTGTATCCCCTCCCCAATTACTTCTGAATGCATCTCCACTAGGTTTGTTATTAACTACCCAATTCAAGGCTCGTAGAATAGCGGATTTACCACTGTCCGACTGTCCTGTGATGATGTTCACCCCTCCATCAAACTCAAGCGTGGAGTCTTTGTGGCTTTGAAAGTTAGAAATAGAAAGTGAGTTAATCATCTATTATGTCCTCCTTTGCTACACAGTCCAGAAAATCCTCCAACAACATTATACAATGTTTATATAACCTTATCGTATTGATTGACCTCTTAGCAAACCGTTCAAAGTCGGATATAGCAAAGAGGATGTAGTTCTCCTTCTTACGGTAAAACTTGAATATAATAACAACTGGTTTGTTTACTTTCAGTCGCTTCCTCTTTCCTATTTCGTTTCTATACCAATCCAGTAGTATACATCTACCTTCACTAAGGAGGGTATCAAACGTAGCTTTCTTTACATCCTTAGTGTCTATCCATATCTTTAGTTTGTCTGGGTCTGGGAGGAAGGTGATGTCACCCACAAAGGAAGTCTGAGCACTTCTGGATATAGTAGACTTCGCTCCACTACCTGCTGTCCTCCAGAACCAATCCTCTTTATCATTCCGTTTACGGATAAAGGAACTACAATACCACTTGGTTAATATCCTAGCTATCTTTATTTCGTAGCTGTTGCCTTTGGCTTTCTGTCCTCCCTGTTTCATTCTCCCTCCACTCGTAATAGCAATCTGCACAATATTCATTTCTAAAAACAGCACAACTGACTTCATGTAATATGTGTTTATTATCCTCCTTCTCTATCTCTCTTATCCTTGCTAATTCTTTATCGTCACTAATAAGTGTCTTTGCATAATCAAGAGCTTGTTTAATAGTCATACGCCAAACCTCTCCTTCCGTTTCGGTTTCACTTTTTCCTCTACCTCTTGCCAATCATCTTCTATCTCTTGAATGGTATCTTTTAATAGTTCGGGATTCTCTTCAAGTTCTACTATCTGGTCGTCCTCATAGCCCAGATGCTTTACAATACTTCCAACATTGTCAATACCATAGTCAAACAGTACATCAAACTCCGCCTCCCTGAATGGCTTTGCTACCTTGTTCCTCTTAAGCCTAGCCTTAACCCTTACACCATATACCCTAGACTGTTTCTTTACTGTCTTCTTTAACTTCTCCCTGACAGCAAGCCAACATACCTGATGGGTATAAAAGTCTAAAGCTTTTCCTCCTACCCTTCTATGCTTGTCACCGAACAGACCAGCATTTATATTATCCCTCACTTGACTTATGCAAATAAGGGTGGCATCCTTATCCTCCATCGTTTCGCATAGATGGCTGAAGAAAGCATTAGAAAAATACTTAGCCTTTTCCATCCCATAAGTACCCTCCAAATCCTTATCTGTTTTGACACTTTGTTCTACCCTCTTTTTTCCTTCTGCTGAATCGAATGCATCTAGGGAATCAGCTACATATAGGAGGAACTCTCCCTTCTTTAAATCCTTAACCCTCCTTTGGTAGTCCCTTCCAAATTCCTGACAGGTAGAAGACTGTATCCATTCTACACCTTCGACAAAATCAGACCCATACATCTCTTCAAGAGGGAAGTCCATAACACCCTCCCTGTTGTTGTATACTACCATGACTTTCTTTACCTGTGGGAATAATTCACTTTCCCTGTCTTTGATGTGATAGAATGTCTGAGCACAAGCCTCAAGGGCAAGGAGGGTTTTTCCAGAACTACCATCTCCCACTAGATTGACAATTCTCCCCCTTGCCCAGCCTCCTTTTCTTCCTTTCCCACTTGCTGCAAGATTGAGAAGGGTGGAGCCTGAATCCAGAAACTCCACCCTTGTTTTGTTGTCCTCCTTCCTTGACCTTTCCTCCACCTGTTCGACTGTAGACTTACGTCTTCTTTTAAACTTCTTCATAGTTTGTTCTCCTCTAGGAATAGTTGAAATTTATCTTTGTCAACATGCCACCGTCCTCCAACCTTCCTACCTACGATAGTCTTGTTCTGAATCCATACCACAATAGTTTGGGTAGATATACTCCCAAACCCTGCCTTCTGATATTCAGCAACAGCCTGTGATGGAGTAATAGTGTCTTTCTTTTTGGTCATTATTATTTCCTCTTAAATGATTTCTTTTTCTTCTTTGGCTTCTCCTTCTTGGAGGACTTCTCCTTCTTAGACGATTTCTTCTTGGACTTCTTAAGTTCGTCCTGTTTTTCACAACAACCCTCAAATATATCTTCGTCACAGTCCTCACAGTCATCTTGCTTGTTTGTATCAACACCGTATTCTAATCCTGCTGGACATGGGTTATCATCGTCTTCCTCTCCTTCGTCATCATCTTCTTCCTCTCCTTCATCCTCTTCTCCTTCCCCATCATCATCGTCTTCCTCTTCTTCCTCTTCTTCTTCATACTCAGGAAGTTCATCCTTTTTTCCTTTCTTCTTTTTTCTACCTTTTGGTTTTTCTTCTTCCTCTTCCTCTTCTTCGTCATCATCACCTGTCTGGTAGAAAGCCTCCTTGACCTTTTCAGCTTCAGGAACTATCAAGGCTGAATCAAGCGCATAGGTACTCTCCATAACGTCTTCGTCATACGGTTCCTCCCTGTCTTCAAATTCAATGGACTCCGCCTTTATAAATTTTCTACCTTCACCAATGCTTTCCTCCCTACCCTTAAAGGAAACAATGAATCCATCGTCTAGGTCAGCAAAGGCAACATTACCCTCATCACTGTCCCTACTCTCCTGTCGGAGATACTTCTCGAAGTTATGGAAAGACATATCCCAAACTTTGATACCTTCAAATTCCTCATCTTCATGGTCGAATACATTATAAAAACATCTCCACTTAGCCCTTAACTTACTAATGTATTCCTTATGTCTTACTTTGTCCTCCTTCATCTTGTCAAACATTTCATCACAGATAACACAATGTCCTCCAAAGGCTTCAGATAAACATAGGACAGTATCCCCATCCTTACCTACATCATAGTGGACAGGCACTATCAAAGAATATTCTTTCTCCCCTACTTCTACTTCTGAAGGGATACCCTTGTACTCCTTAAGCTTTGCGTACCATTCTTCCTCAATGAGCCAGGGAAGTATATCTATTTTATTCCTCTCCTTGCCTTTGGTTTTCTTCGGCTTATACCATGTGATGTCGTCCTCTCCACCCTGCTGTTCTTTCAGGACTTTTATGTCAAGGACACTTTTCTTCCCTCCACCTCTTTCTTCTCCTTGCTGACTTCTCCTTCTTTGTCTCTCAGCAAAACCATCATCTTTTTTCTTCTTACCCATGCGGACTGTTTCTCCTCTCTTTAAAATAAATTTGAAATGCTACCCTACACAATGTAGGATATATCAACATTACAATTACAACTATTACACAACATCTAATTGTAAACCAACACAACTCTGTCACCTTTCCCTCCTTCTCTTTCTATCAGGCTTTGGTTCAGCGTTATAACCAGACACATGGAGTGTCACTAAATTTTCCAGTGCCTTTTTCTTATGGTCGAATGCTACCATGACCCCTCTTAGTATAGATAATTCGTATAACATTTCTACATAGTTATCAAATGCAATTTTATGTTTCTCCTGTAGGAGGATGGTGTTTGCCACCACCTTGTCTGTGACTTTTTCTAGGTCAAACTTGTCTGGGTTAGTTCGTATCTTCTTGTCCAGACCTGCATCTGTTACTTCAAGTTCCTCCTTCGCATTGCTTTTGGCTACTTCAGCATCGGAAGTCTTTAGGGAATAAAAGAGGTACAGTCCTGCTTGTCTTTCCCATTCCTCCTTCAGGTTGCCTTTCCCAATTTCTATATCTTTTTTATAATCTCCTTCTTTCTTCATAAAACCTTCCTTTCTATATATAGTATGTACATAATCACGAAATTTTGGAAATAATTATTTTTCTAAACATTTAAGGCAAGCGAGGGTAAGCCCTGCCCTCCCTGAATTAAAGAACGGTTCTTCAAACATTGAGATAGCTATTGATGCCTGTGTATTTTCCTTAGACAGTAAAACAGTACACATATAGCCTAGAATCGCCCACCTCACGCTTTCAGGGTCGTCCTCAATGCCCTTAATCACCTTTGCTACCTTATCCCACTTACTACGCTTATCAAGGAGTAGTCTACATAAATCAATAGTCTTTTCTTCCTCCGTCTTGAATGCCTGTATAGCCCTCTTCCTGTCTTTAGGTTTCAGGTCTATTACTTGGTCTAAGAGGACAAGGGATTGTCGAGGACAACCATCCGCTTTATTAGCAATCATAGCTATAATTTCAGCATCAATGCCCTCTGCCTTGTCTTCATCAATCGTTACCTCCGTAAGGAGTTTAATCAATAAAGTCTCCGTTAGCTTGTGTACCTCAAACATAGTACACCTATTCCGTACCGTAGGGAGAAGTTTCTTCGGGTCTGTGGTACAGAGGATAAAATATACATGTTTTGGTGTGTCCTCCAACGCTTTCAATAATGCGTTTTGGAAGTCCTTAGTAGTAGCATGTACCTCATCCAGTAG